GAGAGCAGCAATGCTACCCGGATATTGATTGTTGAAAGTTAATTGTCCAGTATTTGGGTCAGTATAAGAACAACCCACGAAAACACCTAGCGTACCTGTAGCGGCAAATGCAGTTGTGCTTCCGTCTCTAGCAATAGTGCCATCATTTACACGAGTAACAAGGTCGCCATTTCCGATTGCTGTACCATAGTTGTTAGCAATCTTCATTTCACGAACGCCACCAGCGTAATTTCTGCCACCAATTAAGCCCACAGGTACTAGACCGTATGGAGCGTCGATTGTTGGATAAGCCATTTTAGACTCCTAATAAAAAATTTAGCCTTTACCGAAAGTGACCTTAGACTTTCTATCATTAAAGATAGGCATTCTAGGATCATTTTCCCTCATTAGGTTGTTATCGACTGCATTCATTTGTGAAGCGGTTTGTTCAGCGTAATGTTCATTACGTTCACTAGCTAACTCAATAGGCGCTTTACACAACATCAAACCACCAATAACTACATTGTCTTTAAATCTATCGTTCTCGATAGTAACAAGTGTAATCTCAGGATGATCTGACGCTTTTACAGCAGTCCAACCCTCTCTTAATTTAGATGAGACGTTAGTGGCATCCACTTGTCCCTGATTCGCAACCCGAATCCAACGATATACATACCCCTCTTCTGGAGTGGGGGACGGTAAAACTTCTGGACGTTTCCATGCAGTTTTACGAGCAGTTTTTTCACGGGTTTCTAATTCACGATCTAGTCTGTTATCAGCCATTATACTTTCCTCATCTCTTCAGCAACCTTTTTGGCGTATAGTTCAAGCGGTACTCCTAATTTTTTAGCGATAGCTACTTGTGTCCGCGTTAATGTCACCTTCTTGGGCGACGTGCTCCGCGATGCGGGAGCGACCACATTAGATTTTCGCTTCTTAGTTTCTTGCTCTTCAGTTTGTCCATCTTCTCCAAAGTAATCAGAAAAGGTGGAGCGCATACGAGAGTTAATAGTCTCGTAGTATTCATCACTTGAGGGATCCACACCTTCTTTAACAATCTTACTGTGTACCCCCATTGCGTATGCAGTCATCTCATCATCTGCCCCAAACCAAGTGTTATCTTTAGCCCACTTGTCTGCCTTTTGATCGACTTGCACCGGTGTTTCTTCACTTTGTACAGGAGTTTCCGCTTCTTGTAAAGAAGTATCTACATCTTCTAACTTAGCTAACTTCATCTTAGCTTCTGTCAGTTTCTCCTGTGCATCTAAAACTTTTTGCGCATCTCCTGCATCATACGCTTTTTTGTAGGCGTATTTTGCTACGTTTACGTCTTTTTCAGCGGTCTTTTTACCCTGCTCTACTAACGCTTTTTTACTCTTCTGGTTAGTTTCTTGCAGTGTTTTATTCTCATCCGCTAGTTGTTTAGCGTAACGCTCAAGTTCTTGGCGTTCACGTTCGGCAGTTTCTTTTGCTCTACGTTCGTCGTGGTAGCCCTTACTAAAATGCTGGATACGTTTGCGGACTTTTTCAGAGTAATTTTCTAACTCTTCATCCGTAACGTCTTCTGGTGGTTCAGAAGCCTTGCGCTTGCGATCTTTCTTAGGAGTGTCATCGACTACTTCTATTTCGACTTCTTCCTTAGCTTCAACCTCTACTTCTGGCTCTTTATAATCATCAGCCTCTTTCTTCCCAGATAGATCAATTTCCACTGCACTAGTGTCCTCGATCTCTAGGCCCTTTTCTTCCTTCTCATCAGGAAACTCAAACTCAACTTTTTGAAAACCCATTTTATTCTCCTTATGACGCTCGTGCTACTGCACGGGGATCTGGGACTACAGCTTCTACTGAATCATCATTCATCAAGCGGAACTCTGTGTCACCAATTTTAAAACGCGTGCCAGTATTAGCACGGAACATTACGTAGTCACCTTCCTTACACCAAGGAGCATCAAAGCGTTCTTTATCAGAATATGCTTCAGTGCCCATATCTATCACTAAACCAATAGTAGACAGAACATGATCTAAGTGTTGCTCTTTGCTAGATTTAATAATACGAGAGTCGCCAAAAGTTTCTTCTACTTTAGGTAAAGCAACAAGTATTCTATATCCAACAGGTTTAGGTAAACCTTCTTCAAGCTCTTTCTCATTTTCGGGATCTTTCTGAACGATCTTTAACTCACTCATCATCATCCTCCAAATGTATTTGTAAATCTGCAACAAAGTCTTTTGCAGCTTTTAGACCTCGGATTACACCCACAGTTTCTTTATATTGGGCGTAGTCTTTGGCGTTACCTGCGGCAAGATAGTATTCAGTGTTTTTAACATTGTCATCTATCTTGTCTATTAGCACGTCCAAGACGGTAGTAGCCATAAGTTATTCCTTACGTTGTTTATTCATCGCATCGGACTGAGCCTTCATAAGGTCTAAGTCCAGTTTAGTGTTAGCGGTACGTCTATCTGCCGCCAGTTTCGCACCCGCTTTCTGGGCATCAATCTCCAACTCCTGTCTATCAAGCTCCAGTTGTTGTTGGTCGATTTGGGCATCCATCTGATCTTTTTGGGCTTTACGTTGTACTTCAGCCTGTTTGATCTGTGCTTCAAGCTGATCTTTCTGTGCTTTAAGCTGCACTTCTTGCTGCTTGATTTGCACTTCTTGTTGCTTGAGTTGGATGATAGGATCTTTCGCTTGTTGTTGCGCTTGCATAGCTGCTGCCTGTTGCTTGTTCTGCGCAGTAACTTGTTCTCCTGCTGCTGCAGCTAAGCGTGACATTTCCACTTCCATTTCTGGTGGTAGCTCTTCGTTTGGATACGGTAGTGCCGCACCAATCTTCTTCTCTACTTCAGCTCTATATCTAAACGCAACGTGCTCCGCAATGTGTGCTTGTAAGGCTTGTATAATACCTTTAGCTTGCGGGTTTTTAGCTAGTCCTTGTTGAACTTTAGGGTCTTCCAAGAACTGTGTGTGAGCCGCTATATGGGCTTCGTGATCTTGTGATATAAACGCTTTTATGGGGGTACCTGCTAGCGCGTTTATATTCTCGCTGATCGGGTCTGTTAGTTTTACATCGTCTTTCGTAGGGACTAACTTCTCCGCGTTTTTCACACCCAACACCTCAATCATCTGACGGTGTAACTGGGGTAGGTTATATATCTGTGGGGCTTGCTGTGACATTTGTAATACAGTCTGATACTGAACTACACGCTGTGCCATAGTCGTACTATTAGGATCACTTACTGGTATCACTTCGACCATTTCGTAATCATTCTTAATAGCGGTTACTTCGCCTCTATGTGGCTCATACGAATACGCTTCTGGTGCATTCTCCGCCATGATCTCTTTGAGCATACGGAACTCTAACTTCATAGCAAAATGCACACGCGCTTGTACAGCAGCCATCGGCTTTAATGCACGCTCTAATAAAGCTAGGGTAGTACCTACTGGAGCATTAGCAGACATATCAGACACATCCATATCAGCAATAGCACCTAGTCTACGACCTTCTGTAGTAATCTGATTAAGTAACGCTAGTAGAGTTTGGCTAGGTTCTTTATATGGTAGGGGCATAATGTTGTCACGTATGCTACCTGATGGCACGTCTACATCTTTAAACTCACCCGGCTCGATAGGCTCATCATCACCTTTAATGCGTAAACCACGAGATTTTAGGCCGCCCGGAAGGTTAGATAACGTACCAGCGTCCACCAATTGCCGTATAATCGACGTTCCTGCTTTAGCGTACCCACCTATTATATGTATGAGTCCAAGGCCGTAGAAGCCAAATCCGGGCACGTAAGAGTAATGTACGAAGTGTTGACGCTTCATTTCTAGCTCATCATCTTCTTCATAATTACGTCTAATAGATAGTAATTCCCCTGTACCACGTTCTATAGTAACTACATAAGGCTTAGCTAAATCATCTTCATCATCAATACCATCTATGTTTAGGTGAGCGTGGATCTCATATAAAGTATAACGATCATCACTAGTTAATTGATAACCACCTTCTTCCGCTTTACGCTCTTCAATGTCAGTGTGGTAAGGTGCTGGATCTTCCATATCCACGTCAGCGTAGAAGCCATTAGCTTGCAGTCTACGTACTTCATTCTTAGTCTTACGCATTACATGAGTAACACGTTCCGCTGACTCTATATTAGACGCTCCATAAGGCACTATAACGTCTTCTGCAGGCACAAAGATAGCGCATTGTCTATCCATGTTAGGGTCAAAATAAACCTTCTTAAACGCCGATCCTGCAAGTCCTAGGCTATATAGTAGGCGCTCATGCTCAGGACGATACTCTACCATGTTGTCAGTAAGCTGGTAATTCATGTCTACACGTACACGTTCACCTGCTTCTTCTTTCTCTTTAGTCTCGCTACCTAAGATTTTTATCTTTACAGGGCCTTGTGCAGGGAATGTCTCTGACATAGCTTCTGCTTGGAAACGAATAGCTGCTTCTGCCAATACAGTAGAGTGTACCCCGCAAGCTCCTTCCCACGGTGCGGTACGCTCTTCATACTTAAATCCGAGGATGTCTAATCCTTTTACGTAAGTATCAGCCCAGTCCTTTCGGCTCTGTATGTCGGATTCTACTAAACCCAATAAATCATCAACTAATATATTCTTTTCACGCTCATCCAGATCATCTACTAGATTAGCATCAAACTCTGATTCTTCCTCATCATCTCCGGGCATAATGATTACTTCTGCACTACCATCATCTAATATAACCGCCTCTGGATCTATGATCTCAATCTCTAATGCGTCACCTGTTAGGTTCTCACCTTCAGGAGCCTCAGTCTGCAAACTTTTCTCAATAGCCATCTCTTAACCTCTAATAATATCCGACACTTCTTCTGTTAAAGTATTTAGTTTCTTCTGGCTCATCTGAAGGTAGCCGTATAAATCCGCCCTGCCTAAATCGCATAAGCGCCATAATTGTAGAATCCACCAAGTCATCATTACTCATAAATGGGAATCCTGCTATTTCTTCTATAACTTCTTCTGCCCATCGCGTCTGTGGTACCCAAACAAGTTCAGATGCAATAATATCAGATACAGAATTTAATCTCGCTAGTTTATCACCAGATCCACGGTGAGGGGTATACTCTTGTATGACCAGACCCATTCTCCGCATTTCTTGATACAATGCAACACCTGAACTCTTTTTCTCTACAATAAACGCATCTGGATCCCACATACTATACTGTTCCATAGCTAACTCTTTTAACTCAGGAAACTCTAAACGTTCCTTTATACTATTTAACAGTATTATGTTATGTGCATTTGTCTCTTCATTATAAAATACACCCCAAGTCGTTAGCGCAGTGAAGTCAGCTCTATTATGTTTTTCTGCTGCGGAGTCAAGTGACATAATAATATACTCACACATAGGAGGACTTTCTTTCTCCCATATCTGCCACCACTCTCTTTTTACAATAGCCGCTTCTTCTGCTGTCGGCTGTTGCTGATACTGTGCATTCCATTGGAACAACGGCATTGACGCTTTTGTACGTTCTAACGCCGCTAAATCAAAAAACTCAGGCCATAACGGTTTTTCTATAAGTTCCTCACTATTACTATCTTCTACTTCAATAATAGCGGGAAACTCTACAACCTCATACTGGTCAGATTTATCATTCTGACTCATATCTTTAACTACACGACCTGTTAGATCATCCATGTGCCATCTAGTCTGGATAATTGCTACCCTACCACCGGGCATCAAACGTGTACGAGCACCAAATGTGAACCATTCGTACGCTTTCTCAAACACACTAAAGTTACCATTAATAACATCTTGCTCAGAATGTGGGTCATCTACCAATAATAGGTGTGCACCACGACCAGCTAGTGCCGATCCTACACCACATGCGTAGTATTCACCGCCCATATTGGTGTTCCAACGCCCTGCAGACTTAGAATCTGTAGCTAATTGTACTGTAGGGAATATGTCTTTATAGTCCTGTAAACCAAGCAAATTACGCACTTTTCGACCAAAATCTACCGCTAAATCGGTTGTATGCGACACCATCATCACTTTTTTGTCTGGATTTCGCCCTAAAAACCATGCTGGGAAGAAAATTGACACTAATTGTGACTTTCCATGCCGTGGAGGGATGTTTACACATGCCCGATCCTTACTCCCATTCTCCAAACCCATCAACATGTCCGCCAAAATGCGGTGATGCTTACCTACAATAAAGTCAGGCATCATTCTTTTGCAAAATTCTATCAAATCATCATGCGCAGCTTTGTTTTTTCGACGATTTGCTAGCTCATCCACCATTTTTTCGATCTCTACTACCTCTGTTTCGGTAAAATTATCGAGATTATCCAACATTTGTTGGACTTCTTCTTGTGTGAATTCACTCATCTACCGTCTCCGCGTCGATTACGACTGCGTCGTCATCAACTTCAGGCGGATTTACGAGTTTTTCTAGCTTTTTTCGGAGGTTTTTCTTCAAATCATCTGTTGATTGGTGTGTAACTGTCACTTCTGACTTCTCAGCAAACAGCCCTACATCAGAAATCTTACCCAATAACTCCAACGCACGTAGCCTTATCTTAGCATCAGGGTTTTCTGTCTCTAAAATCAACTTATTTGTTATCAAATGTCGTACAGATACAGCAGATTCAACCACAGATCGACCAAATTCACTCAAAATGTTGTTTGTAAGTACCAAAGATGCCGGTGTCAGCTCTGCAACACGCGCTTTTGTAGCTTTTTTAGATGTTTTTTCGGGATCTTCTGCGTATGACATAGTCAACATACTCGCTACAGCCTCATCTTCAGC